TCCATAAAATCCTTAAGTGCTACTCTCTCTACCTTTTGTCCTACATTCTCTGCATTACTGGCAGATGAGGTGCGTAAATAATATAACCCCTTCAGCTTAGACTTCCAAGCCTGAAGGTGTACCTGTGACACATAGTTCTTATCACTGCCTGCAGGGAAGAATAGGTTGACTGATTGTCCCTGACATATAAACTTCTGTCTATCACCTGCGTGTTGTACTACCCAGTGTTGGTCTAACTCAAAGGCTGTCTTGAATACATCTTTCTCCCAATCACTAAGGTAGTCTAGCTGTTGTACACTACCCTCGTGGTGGTTGATGTTTCTCCACTCCCTCTCTAACCAAGAACTATCCTTACCTAATCGTAGTCTATGTTCTTCCATAACTATCTCAAGATGTTTGTTCTTAATCAGGTGACTACCAATCCTTGTCTTATGTACAAAGCTGTTAGACTTAAGAGGTTCAATAGAGGGACTTGTCCCTAGTATCATACCGCTGTTAGCATTAGGAGCGATAGCAAGTAGGTGTGAGTTTCTTCTGCCACTACCTACACCATCAAGGTACTCACCTCGTACATCTGCCAATGCTTTGGTGGCTTCTACTGCCTGTCTCTTTATATCATTAAACATACTTCTATTCTTACCCACTGCAAGTGCAGATTCCCAAGGTATATTCTTTGATTGTAGGTACGAATGGAAGCCCATTGCACCCAACCCTAGACTGCGTTCACGAAGTGCTGAGTATGATGCCTTCTTGAGAGCCTCAGGTGCATCCTCAATGAACTTAGTCAGTACATTATCTAGCATAGTTATTAAATCACATACTAACGATGTGTCTTTCCATTCCTCAAAGAGTTCAAGATTGACGGAGGAAAGGCAACATACTGCCGTCCTATCTTCATTTGTGGGCAGATGAATCTCATTGCATAGATTGCTTCCTTTAATTTCAAGTCCATTATCTTTTAGTTCCTTTGGTAATTGTCTATTAGCTTCGTCAATGAAGTTGAGATACGGTTCTCCTGTTCTGAAACGAACTTCGATAAGTCTTTCCCATAACTCTCTCGCATTAACTGTATCCCTGATAGAGTCATCGTGAGGGTCAAGTAAAGCCCAGTCGTCACCACTAACAACAGCAGCCATAAAAGCATCAGTGATATTGACAGCATTGTTAATATTAAAACACTTACGGTTAGAATCGCCTCCCGTAGGTACTCTGATATTGATAAATTCCACCACGTCTGGATGGCTGATATTGATATACGCTGCATAACTTCCCTTCCTTGTTTGTCCTTGTTTATAAGCTGTCATCGCTGAGTCCGCTACCTTAATGAATGGTATCGGTGATGGTGCTTTGTCACTCACTGCACGTACATCACCCCAGTGTCCACCTACTCCACCACCCTTGACACTTAGCCAAGCAAGCTCTGATTGGTGTTCAATAAGACCGTTAAGAGTATCAGGCACATAGCTAAGAAAACAAGAAATAGGTAATCCTTTAGCTTGCTCTCCTTCAAGAGGAGCGTTACTAAGTATAGGACTACTAAACATAAACCAACCATTACTGACAGCATCGTACAACCTCTGTGATAATTCAACATCATCATTACTATAAGCAACACACGCCCTAGCGTATGCTTCTTGAGGTGACTTCTCATTACCCCTTAAGTAGTAACCCTTGACAAGTTCTCGTGCCTGTTCAGACATCTGCTTGTCTCTTGTTCTGTCTATTGTTATTCCTAAGTACTCAGTCCGCATCTTGTTCTACCTTAATCTCTATCATCAACTCACCATCCTCATCTTCATAACTACTATAGGTTAGTGTTCCTTTGTTGTGTTGTACAATAGCATCCATCATACCCTCTCTGTATGCACGTCTATCACTGTAGTATAAATACACAGCACCTATAAGAATCCAAAGTAGACTAACATAAAATAAATCATTCATTGTATTTCCCTCTAATGTCTAGTGGCATCGTCCATATCTATATACTCACCATCATATAACTCAGTACCTGCAGTATATAGAATGTCAGGGTCTTCCTCCATTATAACGCTGATGCCTAACGCTAATGGTGACAGCAATTGAGAAGCTAAACTATTCTTATCAGTGTTATCTATAATTTCTAGTGTCATTACTTTACCCTCAGAATCTATAGCTAACTTTAAACAAACAACTCCACTCTCTATCGTGACGGTTTCATCAGACATTCATATAGTCCTTTGGATTGTCACCTCTCTTAAGTATCTTAATGAACCATCTGTATGAGTAGATTGATAACTTAACCATACCAAAGTTCATAACGTGTGTCTGCTTAGGTATGTACTCAAAGATATTATCTGTATTAATTCTATCTCTTTCTTCACCCTCTAGTAGAGATTGTAACCACTCAACCATCTGTACTTTAGCTTCACGTCTTATTGCTTTTGCATTCCTTCCGTTCATTAGTAATACTCCTCCGTTACTTCATCCACTCTAGGTAGACTGACTACCTTAGTTAAAAACTCATCACCGTTAGAGTATCTAAATACTCTAGCATCAGGGTTACAAGTTACCTTATGACTGCACCACTTACAAGAATTATGTAGTCCTCTGTTACCTGCCTTACCTTTATCTATAAGAGGATAACATCTAGTAGGTGGGGTGCTTTGTTTTAGTTCGCCACGCACAGTGTTGATACGTGTCTCTATGTTGGGCAGTTCTAAGTCATCAGGTCTGAACAAACATAACTCACCTGTTGATTTGTTAGCCACTAAGAAGCCACCGCCTTGTTTCTTAAGACCGTGTTCATATCCTGCTAACTGTGCTAAGTAACCGAAGGGGTCACTCTCTGATAGTCTACCTTCTTTAAACTTCTTGAATGAGAAATCACTGGCTGTCTTAACATCAATGACAACACCATCAATGATAGAGTCTATGTGTCCCTTGAGACCACATACATCTACCTCTGCTTGTTGGTGTGTAACCTTGTGACCTGCTAAGTCAACAAAGAATAAGAGTAACTCTTCTACAACGTGACCGTATAAGAATCTAAACATCACAGCAGGAGACATCTCTTCTTGAGTAACATCTGCCTTGACATCGTACCATAGCTGTCTGTTTGGCTTACCTACATTAGACATCCTTAGTCCAGTACTCTGCCCTCTAGGTGTTGCCCATCCCTTTAGTGCTCCCTCTAGACCTACCATTAACTTATCTACTTTCTTCTGAGGTAGCTTAAGTTCTTTACCTTTACTAATCTTAGAGAATAATTTCTCTACATCTTTTACTAAGGTGTCTACTGTTTTTTGTTTAGCCATTAGTGAGTCTCCGCCCAATCATTTCCAATCTTGTACTCTCCATCGAGAGGACAACGTAATTCAAAAGCCTGACCAGCTTCACGGATAGCATCAACAGCAAGAACACCAAATCTTTCAGAGTGTTCGTCAAGTACCTCAGTCTGGTACTCATCGTGGACATTACCCACAAATCTAAAATCAAGTCCCTCTATTATAGCATTGTTATTGAGAATTGTCAAGGCTTTTTTCATTACGATTGCTCCTGCCCCTTGCAAGAGAGAGTTAAGTGCTGCGTGTTGAGACCTAATCCAGATTTTTCTGCCATCAAGTCCTTTGACATACCCTCTTTTAGCAGCCTTTCCAACTCGTTCTCGTAAATCTCTAAGTGATGGCGTATTATTAAGGAACTTTGTCTTAAGTCGCTTACCATCCTTTGCCCCTCCTCCAACGATACTCCCGACTTTTGCATCCCCTGCACCATACAAGAATGCATAGATGAAAGTCTTTGCCTTATCTCTTGATTGAAGTCCTGCAGCCATTTGGTTTGCTGTGTGTATATCTCCGTGTAGTATTTCATTTGTGTACTCCTCATCATTCATATAGTGTGCTAACATCCTCAACTCTAAGCCACTAGCATCACAACCAACTAACTTATATCCTTCCTCTACTATGAATAGAGACCTGAACTCCTTACCATAAGGTGAGTAGACAGCAGGTATCTGTGCCATATTAGGGTCAGAGTGTGTCATCCTACCTGTCACTGCACCATTAGGATTAACATACCCGTGTATCCTACCATCCTTACCTATCTTACCCAGTATGTTACGGAGCATAGCTTCTCGCTTAGATATTAAGAAGTACTCAGCTATCATATCACACTCAGGTATTCCCTTTACATCCTTGAGTACTGATTCATCTACAATAGCATTACCTTTATCAGTAAACTTAGTAGGTGTCCAACCAAAGTGTTCAAGGTATCTAACAATCTGTTGCCTACTTGCTAAGTTAAACTCAGGATATTCTATGCATCCCCACTCCCTCTCATCATTGAAGTGAGAACCCCTTGCCATCTGTCTAGCGTATGCCTTCGATGGTCTACCATCCTTAAGCATAGGGTTCTTTAGTTGTGTTAGTTTAACAAAGGTAGCCAATGGTTTGAATGTTTCGTGTACCTTATCTATTAGTCCTTGTTTCTTTTCACACAACTCAGAGTGTAGTAGGTTAGCTTCACGTTCATTAATTAACCAACCATTAAGCTGTTGCTTATTTAATATACCTATTACCTCGTGCTCTAACTCAACAGCTACATCACTGAAACCATTAAGGTCTTTGAGTACCATATTGTACACAGCCTGAGTAACCCTGACATCCTGCTTACAATACTCAACCATCTCAGGTGTTAGCCTAGACCAATCATCATAGGTATCTTTAGGGAATTGTAAGTACTCACCCCACTTCTTAAGGCTATGTCCACCTAGCTTAGATGGCTCAGATAATCGAGACATAACTAGCGTGTCAACTACCTTGATGTTACTGAAGTCTGAACCCCATAGTCTCTCTAGTACAGGTATATCATAACCAATAATGTTATGCCCCACTACCTGACTTGTGTGAGATAAGAACTCATTGAAGATATCTTTATCAGTGAATGTGTACACCTCATTGTCACCTAGATGTTTAGCACATACACACCATACCTGTGTTGGATTTAATCCATCAGCTTCTATATCAAATACAATCTTAGAACTCATCGTCATCTCCTGCGTCATTAGGGTTATCTACTTCCAACATTCTACCAGTATCTTTATCATAGTACAAGTAACAAGCAGGTCCAGTTAGTCCACTGAATCTATTCTTAAGTACCCTAACAGTAGTAGTGTTCCTAATGATGGGGTCTTCGTGTTGTCCATTTCTTTCTAAACCAATCACCATATCAGATAGCTGTCCGATACCTGCTGAACCTCTGAGCTGTGATAGTGAGGTCATACCACCTTCTTCGTGTGCAGTACCCCCTGGTCTCTTGAGATGACTAACCATAAACAATGCTATACCTGTCTCTTGTACTAATGTACGTAGCTTAGTGGCTATCTCATCCAGTGCCTTACGTTCATCACCATTCTGTTGGTCTGATACAAGGATAGATATGTGGTCAAGGAATATATACTTACAGTCTAATCCTTTAGCCATATACCTAACTCGACTGATGATGTTATCAATACTGTTAGAACCAAAGCTATCGTATAAGAATATCTTA